CAGGAAGTCCTATTGCGCTAGGTCTGGTGGCATCAAGGGCGGGGAAGGAAAGCTCTCCGCCAACTACTGGGCTCGTAAGGTATTATGGTCCTGTTAGGACGCCTCCCCTAGCGGGGAGGTGGAGGGGGAATCAATTTTCTGTCAACACCAAACTTATGAGCAAATCAGGCGAACGCTACAAGTCGAAGAAGCAGATGGCTCGTCACGAAATGGGCGAGGGCAAGAAGGAGGCCATGATGGAATATGGCTCCATGAAGACCAAGAACCACGGCACCAGCCGTAAGAAGTGCTCCTAAGATGCCCCTCACCAAAAAAGGTAAGAAGATTATGTCCGCCATGCAGAAAGAGTATGGCAAGGAGCGTGGGCAGCGGGTGTTCTACGCCTCTGCCAATGCGGGCAAGCTGAAGAACGTAGAGCTCAAGCGCAAGCGGCGCTAATGATAGGATGGGCGTATGCCAAGATACGCCTCTTTTGGAAGGCTAGACAGCCAGCTGGTGGACGACGGGGATACGGCTTTTGTTCGTATCAACCAAAGGCTTCGTCCTGACCAGCTGAAGCCGGGAGAGATAGCCGTCTCCCAGAATGGGCGCATGGATGTGGACGGGGCTTGGCAACCCCGTCTTGGCTATTACAACGTGTTTAAGCCCATAGCCACGGGTGTAGCTCCCACCCTGTCTCTCACTCTTCCTTTCACGCTAGGAGGGTCTGTCAGTCAGATTTATGGGTCCTGTCTCTATTCAGACCCAAATAGCACATCCACGGAATACTTGGCTCTGGCCACGGATAGTGCGGTGAAGCTCATCCTAGCCTCCAATCCCTCGGCTACCGTCACTAGCATCAACTACCCCACGGGCGAGTATGTCGATGCCACCTGCGAGATTCTTCAGGCGTTTGAAAACCTTTTCATCTTCAGGAATGGAAAGGTGGCGATGAAGTGGCATGGGTTTGTGCCCACCATCACGGCTGCTGTCAGGCAGGGGAATGAGGCCCGCATCACGGTGGCCAGCCATCATCACGTCATCAAGGATGACACCATCATTGTGGCTGGGTTGACGGCGGCTGGTGGATCAACCCCTAATGGCACGTTCACGGTGAAGAACGTGACGGCTACGGAAATCCACTACAACTGCTCTGGCAGCAACGAAACTTTTGGCGGCATAGCCTCAGCCACCATCACCACCCAATTTGAGTTGGTGGACAAGGGCGCTTACACTCAGCCCCTTGTTTACGACACCGCCGAGAACACGGACATTGCCTCTGGCGTAGTGACGGTGACGGAAACTGGACATGAGGTTGTCGTTGGGGACAAGGTAATTGTCAGCGACAAGGGTGCCACCGACCTCAATCCCCTTACGGAATATGTGGTGTATGAGGTGACGGCCAACACATTCCTGTTCAGGGCGGATGCGGCTGACATCACCAATGCCACCATTGCCGTGGGCAAGCGTCAGTCGATTGGGCTTGGGTTCACCCATATGCCCGCCCCGCCTTGGGCCATCTACCACCAGCGCAGGCTCTGGATGCCGTTCAACTACGCCATGACGGGTACGAGTGGTAGCCCTGTCATCACATCCAGAAACACCAAGGACGAAATCATTGCTTCCGACATTCTGGACGAGAACACCTACGACCAGATTCAGAACCAATTCAGGATAGCGTCTGGATCGGCCGACTTCATCGTTGGTCTACAGCCGTTCTCGGAAGACAACCTTGTAGCGTTCGCCCGCAACTCCATCCACTTGGTGAGGGGCGTTGGAGCCGACCTAGCCAATGCCACGGTGCAGGAAATCACCCGTGAGGTGGGCTGCGTGTCACGCAAGTCCATTGCTCAAGTGGGCAATCAAATCTTCTTCCTCTCCGACAATGGCGTGTACGGGGTGGCGTTTGAGGACCTGTACAACCTGCGCGGGGCCACGGTGCCGCTGTCCGAGGCAATCAATCCTCTCATTGCTCGTATTAACAAGCCTTATGCTGGGAATGCTGTAGGCGTCTACCACGACAATCGCTACTACCTAGCCGTTCCCTTGGACACCTCCACGGTGAACAACACCATTCTGGTGTACAACTTCCTCAATCAGGGATGGGAGTCGGTGGATGTGGTGAACAACGCTAATTGGAACATCACAGGATTCATCCGTGCTGGTGCTGGCGGGCCCAATAAGCTCCATGCCGTCAGCAAGGAGGGTGGCATCCATCTCATCGACACGGCTGACTCCGCCAGCCCTAGCAACTGGAATGACTTCCTTGCCCTAGCTTCTGGAAGCTCCGTTGTTGAGACAGCCGTAAGTTCGCTGTTCACCAGCCGCCAATACACCTTTGGGACGATTGACCGGAAGAAGTTCAACACCTACGAGCTCCATCTGGAAAGTCCGTCTAACACGCCCTCCAACGCCTCCATGTCCATTGAGGTGGAGAATCCCGATGCCACGGCCTCCCTTGGCACCGTATTCGGAATAACGGGCAACTATCTGGCAGCGTCCGAGGACGTTTCAATCAGGGCTAGAATTGGCAATCTTAGGGGCTATGGCGCTCAAATGAGTGTTACACCGTCTTCTGGAAGGCCGAAGGTGAGGGCTTTACGCTTGACGGGTATGCTGGGTATGAATGCCATCCTTTCCGCTGACTAATGGGCATCATTAAAAGAGGTTACACGTTCACGGACAAGAACGAGGATTGGGCCAGCCGCAAGGCTACGGCCATCCGTCTAAACAAGCTCATTGACGAGTCTGTCTGGAATGGTGCCACCAATTCGGATGGATTTGCTCCAGATGATGGCATAACGCCCAATGATCCAACGGCCCTGAGCTACACCTCTGGCGTTGAGTCCATTGTGTTGTCTTGGAGCTGGGTGCAGAACACCCAGCCTCTCAAAACTTGGATTTACGAGAACACCACTAGCTCCCTTCCGGCCAATCCATCGTTTTACGTCGGGCAAGACCAAAGAAGTTTCTTCCGACAAAATCTTACGGCAGGAACCACCCGCTACTACTGGATTAAGGTGGAGGCTAGGAATGGTCGGTTTTCCAATGTGGTTGGGCCTTTGGCCGCAACTGTAGCCACTTGGCCAGTTACGGACACCATCACCACAAATCTGGCCAAGAAGATTACTAGGTCAGCCACCCAGCCAGTTAGTCCTAATGATGGAGATGTCTGGATAAACACATCGGACAACAACATCCTCTATCGCTGGAATTCTGGTACGTCTACTTGGGAGCCCTATCCAGACAAGCGAGTTGACAGCATTGCGGATGAGTATGTGCTGATGGTGACGCCTACGGCCTCTGGTCCAAGCCAGCGCATCCTAGGCTTCAGGGCTACGAATGCTGATGGCGGGAAGGTGATTTCTGTGGCAAGCAGAAGTGCGAACGTCGTTACAATCACTACGGCGACGGCACATGGCTATACTACGGGAAATCTGGTTAGCATGACAGGATTGGGTTATGCCACAACCAATCCCAATGGAACCTACATCATCACCAGCACGGGAAGCACTACGTTCACCTATAACCTTCCTTCTGGTTCATCAACCGAGAACTATGGCGTTACCAACGCCTATGCCGCCAAGGGTACGGAGTTTGTAGTTCAGGCCGATTACTTCTCCATCATAAACTCTGATGGAACCGCTCAGGAGTCTCCGTTTACGGTTAGTGGAGGTGTTGTCTACATCAAGGATGCGCTCATCCAGAATGTATCGGCCACCAAGATTACGGCAGGAACTATCACCAGCCAATCATTAACCATTTCAGATGGAGCAACTCCGGGTTCTGGAGTAATTCAGTCATCTGGATTTGTTTCAGGATCGTCTGGTTGGCAAATCAAAGGTTCTGGAGATGCCGAGTTCAATAGCCTTACGGTACGAAATGGCATCCTAAATACTCCTAGGATTACTGGTGTTGGGTCCAACGGATGGATAAAGTTGGATGGAGCAAGTCTGATTTCATCCACCACTTCAGATGGATCAGATAATTCAATTATCCGCGTAAATGGAGGTGGTAGCGATAGCGACACCCGAGGAGGTCAGATTGACCTTCTTGGAAACGAATACACTACGGTAACTGGGTACAACGGATCAGTTCTCTTAACTCCGGGCAACGTAACCAATGGAACCGTAAGGCTTCGTAGCAAGGGTGGCAATGACAGGCTTGTTATTAAGGATACTGGAATAGTTGAGGTAACTCCTTCTACTGCGTTTCAGGTTGTTGGAACATTTGGAAATGGCATTATTCGCTGCTACCATTTTGGAGGAACTCCAAACTTTGAAGGATATGTTGCCGATGGAACCCCAACCACTCCAACGGCTGTTCCAAGCGGACGCATAACGGCATTTAAACTCATAGGGTATGACGGATCATCATGGGTTGGCAATGCTCAGATAAGGCTAAGAACATCCGAAGCTTGGACGGCATCTGCTCATGGAACAGAAATGGAGTTTCGTGTAACTCCAAATGGAACTACTGGAGAACTTGCTGCATTAAACATTGCCAATAATGGGTCAATAAGCACTTGGAGTTCAGTAGCTGCCGGGGGAGTAATTTCCTGTCCAAGCGATATCTATACCAGCGGTGCTGGTGCGACTAGGGTTGGATTCCTTAATGCCTCTGGCTCTGGTAGTGGAACAACCTACGTTGGGCTTAGGTATGATGCTACCAATAATTGCGCTGAATTAGCTGCCTTGTCGGGATCAGTAGCTTGGAGGGATGTTCACATTGCTCCAAACGCTTACGCTAAGTTTGGAACGTACACGGCGAATAGCGGAGTGACAATCGACGGCTACATCGAAATCAAGGACTCTACCGGCACCGTCCGCAAGCTGGCCGTGGTATCCTAATCTCAACCTATTTCATTTATGGCCATCCTAACCAAGGGTCAAACCTTCACGTCCACCGACACCGTAACCAACGTCAAGCTGCACAACTTGGTGGATAATGCAGCCTTTGTATCTGGCAGCAGCGGCACCTGCGCCAGCGGTGGTGGTCTTGAAGTGAGCGGAGGCCAGCTCCAGATTGCCAACAATGGCGTTACGGTAGCCAAGCTGTCAGCTGGTGCGCCGTCTTGGGATGGTTCGTCCAATCTCACCGTCAACGGAACCCTGACGACAGGTGGAACGGTTGCGACATCCGGTAATCTTGCTGTAAATGGAACCACAGCCCTAACTGGAGACGCCACTTTGGTAGGGAAGATTGTTCAGTCTGGCAACACCAGCGATAGAACGGTGAGACTGCAAACCGGCTCCAACACTCCCTACGTCATTAGCTTTGGGTGGGATGACAACACCAAAGAGCTTCTGGTGACAGTTGGAAGCAGCGAATACAAGGTGGCATTGACGCAGGTGTGAGCCCAATAGAGGAAGCCAAAGCCTACTACCAATCAAGGGGGTGGAGCTTTGAGCAGGACTTGGGCTACTACCTGTGTCATGGGTATGTGTTCTCCACTCCTGACAGGCTGCTCCTAGCCAAGCCCGTCAGGAAGGATGTGGGGCAGGATGATTGGCACCCCTCCACGCCAGATTGCTGGTATGTTCATTATGCGGCTGGCCGTAACGCTTTGGAGTGGTTTGTAGCCCAAGCCCCCTACTTCCTTCCCTACATGGGATGGACCCGTAATAAGGGCAGGAACGACCGCTTCCGGGCCTACCCTACAACCCTGTTGTGTGCTAAACTAGCTCGCAAAGAACATCATGGCCTCTGTTAAGACTCCCGCTCCTCCTCCCGCACCAACACCCGTCAGCATGGCGGAGGAATACCGCAGGACGGCAGAAACCATGTCCGATCCGGCATTGCTGGAGAAGATGATTGCGGCCGAGGAGTTGGCCCGTCCGCGTTACGCAGCCCTCAATCTGGCTGACCTCCGCACCTACATGGGTGGCGTATTGGGCCTTCAGGAACAGGCCACCCGTCAGGCTGGCGTGCTGGAGCGTGAGATGCTTGGAGCCCAACGTGCGGCTGACATTGCCGCTGTGGAGCAGCTTGGGCCGCGTGCCACGGCTGCTTTGCGTGCTGCCGATCCTGTTGCCGCCCGCATGGCTGAATTGAGCCAACAGGCCGCAGAGCGGGCTTATGGGACTGCTGATCGTGTCACTCCCGAGCAAATGCGCGGAGCCCAGCAGACGGCCCGCATGGCTGGCTTGGCCCGTGGCCGTCTGGGCGACACGTCTTCCGTTGCCGCCGAGATTCTTGGACGTGAGGACATCCTTGCCCGTCGTAGGGCTGAGGCCGCTCAGGCTGGCCAGCTTGCCTTTGGCATGAGCCGTGCCATCAGCGCCGATCCGTTCCAATCCATTCTTGGCCGTCAGTCTGGCGCTTTGGGCTATGGAGCCCAACAGCAAGCCTTCACGCAGCAGCTCGGGGCGCAGCCCATTGGCCCGCGTGCTGTTGACTACAACGCTGCCGTCAATCTGGCCATGCAGAATCAGGCCAATCTGGGCCGCTATCAGACGGCTGTTTATGGCTCTCAGGCTCAGGCTGCTGGAGCTCAGGCCGCTGCCCGTGGCCAGATGCTTGGTGGCCTGTTTGGTGCCGCTGGCTCAATGCTGGGTGGTCCCATTGGCGGAATGATTGGGTCTTCCGTTGGCGGAATGTTTGGTGGCGGAAGCAATGTCTCCCGGGCGTCTGATCCTTCTAATCCCTACGGATAATACTTATGGCCGTCGCAACAGGAAGCCAGCTACGCCCCGAACTCTCGGCGGTTGACTACACCCCTTTCCAGCAAGCCGCTGGACAGGCTGCACAGATGCAGGCTCAGGGCATTGCTGCGGCCAGCTCGGGCCTGTTTGATGCTGTCAGGCAATACAGCCAGAACAAGATGGCGAGCGACGCATTGGAGGGCGAGAATGCCCAGATGCTCGCCCTGTTGCAGCAGGTGCCGGAATACAGGGACTTTGCACCCAACAAGGACATTCTGGACAAGTATCAGAAGAAGCTGATAGAGGGAGGCCTGTCCCTTTCCGACAACAAGAAGCTCAATGCTGAGCTGAACGTGGCGTTCAAGGTGGGCGACAGGGTGCTCAACTATCGCCAGCAGCAGGAGTATGCCAAACAGGCCAAGGCTGCTACGGATCGGATTGTAGCTGAGAATGAAAAATTCAAGTCTCGGCTTGATGCGTCCAATAAGTTCCGCACGTTCTTGGCCCAAAATCCAAAGGCCACGGATCAAGAAATCTACTCGTTTGCAGCACCTCTGGACATTGATTATCAGGAACTCAATGCCATGTTGCGCGGCAAGGCCGACGCCGGGATGTATGGCATACAGAGAGAGGCGGCTCAGGCAGATTTGAGGGGAAGGACTCTGGCTAATGAGAAGCTGCAAGCTGAAGTGAAAGCCGCCGAAGCAAGGGCTGGTCAAAACTACCTCAGGACAACCCCGATTACATTAAACGGAGAAGTTATTGGAGTTCATGTTTCTTCCTTTGACCCCGTATCTTGGCGTGAGAACGTAGAAACCAAGTTTCTGCCCGAGCCAAAGAAAGCTGAAGGCCAAAAGATAATGGCGCTCTTTGGCCAGTTTGCAGACGCCCAGAGACGGGGCGATACCGCTGCAATGCTGGAAATTGCCATCAACTATGGCAAGGAGGCTAATTATTCTGGGTTTAGTCCTGACGCATTGGTGAAACAGATGGCTTCAAGTCTGGCCTCCCAGCCAGCCCTAGGCTCGGTTGGAAGGGCAAGCACTAGCACCGGACTCACCGTAACTGGGCAGCGAGTTGGTCAGTCATCCGAAGAGCGCAGCCCCGGGGCTCCTCCGCCGCCAACGGGATCGACCAGCCAAAGCCCGGGTGCCGTGGTGACGCCATCTGGCAAGGCGGCTGCCACGGAGACAATGCCTCCGCAGCCTCCCGCTCCTTCAACCCCTCCCGCTCCAGCCGTGGAGCCTGCGGGGTTTGAGGCCTACAACCCCACGATTGAACAGCAAAGGCTTGAAGCTGGCTATCCGACGCAGGATGAGCTGGTTCGAGCCCTTGCCGTTTCCGCCCCTCCGCCTCCGCTGGTTGACACCAACATAGTGCCCGCTCCCGCTCCTGCGAGGGGGCAACCAACCTCAGGCTACAACTATCCCGCCTACTCTGTGCTTGGCATTGCCGAGCGTTTGAGTGCCGAGAGCGGAAGAAAGAGGGCGGAAATTCAGGCGCAGGACCAAATGCTGTCGTCTGGTGCTGGACGGGGCTTGAGCCAGATTCCAGAAACCCTGCTGCGGGCCGGTGAGGCTGGCATTGCTGGTGTTATGACCGGCGACTATTCCATGCCCGAAAAGAGCGGCATGAGGCGTCTGGGAGAGGCCGCTGGGGAAGCCATGTCAGGCAGCATGGCGTCCGAAATTCAAAGGCTCCAGCGCGAGGACGAGGTGCTGCGTGCGCGGCCCAATTCCATTGAGGCTTACGACATCCGCCGTAGCCGTGGGCTGCCGGGACCCGCTAGGGAAGGCGCTGGCTACACGCGCAGTTTTACGGCTGAGGAGATGGACGGGATGCGCGCTGGCCAAGCTCCTGTTGGAAGGGCTGAGGCGGAGTCTCAAATTCGTCCCAACGTGTCTCGCGGGCTGATGGAAATCATATCCCCGAGGCCGAGCCAGAAGGTTAAAACCGAAAAGCTGACCAAGGAAGAGGCCAAAGCCGAGCAGGCTGTGCGTCAGCCGCAAGGCGGCGTTGGCCTTGGCTTGGAGGTTCTACCTCAAATCAATCTATCCAAGGACACCAAGCGCATTGCCGACCTCCTGCTCAAGGAATACGAGAGCAACAAGAAGGGACAGCCCTCGTTCACTATCACG